ATTGAAAGATGGGGAGCTCACTTAAATACATTTTTAGATTTAGTTATGCATGTTGCAACTGAAATGAGAGATACTCAATTTCAAGATGCGTTGTCTCCTTTTGAACATAATGTACTAGGTCATTCTAAATTTGCTAAATATATGTTTGTAGGTGATAGAGTAAACCCTAAATACAGGGACATATTTTGGCCATTTTTCGAATATGGAAATTCCTCATTATATTTCACTGAAGCTCTTAATGATTTATGGATTAAAGAAAGAGATTATATGTGGACCAATGCTTATGATAAAGATGGAAAGATTGATTTAAAATATGCTGAATTAGCAAATGAACGAGGTATTAATATCATTGCACTAGGAAAGAATGCTCTTAAAGCATTAAAACAGAAGAGAATAGAACCTTATGAAATTATGCCGCATCCATCGCACTATAAACGGTTTAATGGAAGCAAAAATCATGCTATAGTAGAGGACCTAAAAGGAGTATTATGTTAAACGGATATACTGCCAATGACGAATGGATAAGAACCCTTGCTGCTATATTAAAAAATAAGAAAAATATAGACCCAAGAGGATTAGAAACCTATGAAATCTTAAACCATTCCACGTGTGTCGATATGACACAACCTATAGTTACATTTGAAGAGAGATGTAAGGACACAGATATGCATAAATTTATGCCTGCTGAAGCTGCATTTATATTAACAGGAAGAAATACAGTTGGAATGATTGCCAAATATTCTAAGTTAATTACAACATTTTCAGATGACGGTTATTTCTTTAATGGGGCTTATGGTCCGATGTTAATAAGACAATTTACTTATATAGTAGATGAATTAATTAAAGATAAAAATACAAGACAAGCTGTTGCAACTATTTGGGAACCTAATCCTAGACCTAGCAAAGATATTCCTTGCACAATTTCTGTTCAATTTCTAGTTAGAGACAATAAACTTCATTGCATCGATACAATGAGGTCTAGTGATGTGTGGTTAGGTTGGCCGTTCGACATATTTAATTTTTCTATGTGTGCGGCATTTATCTCCCTTTTGTTTAAGCATAGAACCGGCCACGCATTACCACTAGGCAATATTTATCTTAATGCTTCAAGTCAACATCTATACGAAAAAGATTATGAGAAAGTTATTAAAGTATTAGAAAATCCTAAAACAATAGGTTATGCACCTTTTGATATTAATGACTTCAACCATCCAAAAGAATTAACACAATGGTTAATTGATAAAGCAGATAATGGAACTCTTATTGAGTATCCAAAACCAGAACCAGAATTTGTTACTGATGGAAATTAATGAGAGACCTAGTAAAGATACATACTTCCTGGCTATGGCTAAACTCGTTAGCACGCGTGGGACGTGTGTTAGGCGTAAGTGTGGCTGTATTTTGGTTGATCGTATTGGCCGGGTGCTCGCCACAGGGTACAATGGCAATGGAAGAGGACAAGTTCACTGCACCGACCATCCTTGTGAAGGAGCCAAATATAAAAGTGGAGAAGGACTCGAAAAATGTGAAGCGATACATGCCGAACAAAATGCCATCCTTCAGTGTACAAATACTGAAGAAATTGAAAAAGCTTATATTACCTTAAGTCCATGTGTAACATGTGTTAAGTTATTATTAAATACTTCTTGCAAGGAAATCGTCTACTTGGAAGAATACGTAAATATAGACGCAGAGAGGATATGGAAGAATGCCAATAGAATATGGAAACCAGCAACTACCGCTTTGGAAACCGCAGTCGAAGTGGACTCCGCCACAGGTTTTCCCAGACTTGTCTGGAGCACGAATTCTCGCAATTGATTGTGAGACTTACGACCCAAATTTATTAACTAACGGTCCGGGAGGAGTTAGAAAAGATGGTCGTTTAATTGGGATTAGTGTTGCTGCAGATACAGGATTTAGAGGATACTTTCCTTTTGGTCATGCTGGAGAGGGTAATCTTAATCGTAATCGTGTTTTAGAATGGGCTAAAGAACAATTTAAAAAACCAATGGATAAAGTTGGAGCTAATATTCTCTATGATTTAGAGTGGTTAAATACTGTTGGGATCGAGGTTAAGGGTAATCTATATGATATTCAAGTAGCTGAACCCCTTCTTGATGAAGAAAGAAAAGAAGGATATTCTCTTCAAGTTCTTTCAGAGAGATATTTAGGAAGAGGAAAAGATGAATCACTATTAAATGCAGCAGCTCAAGCTTATAATATTAATCCTAAAAAAGAGATGTGGAAACTTCCTCCTCATTATGTAGGAGAATATGCAGAGATAGATGCTGTAAATACATTAGAGATATTTAAGAAACAATTGCCTCTTCTTAAAGAGCAAGACTTAATGGGTATTTTTAAACTAGAAACTGAACTTATTCCTTTAATATTAGCAATGAGACTTAAAGGAGTTAGAATAGATATTGATAAAGCTGAAAAATTAAATAAGAGATACAAAAAAGAAGAAGCTAGATTATTAAAATCTTTAAGAGATTTTGCTGGGTTCCCTGTTGAACCTTGGAGTAATCAACAATTAGGAGTTGTTTGTGAACGTAATAAGATTTGGTTTCCTTCAACTCAAGCTGGTAATCCTTCTTTTACTGGAGATTTTTTAGAGTCAAGTAAAGAAATATTTTTAACTTCTGTTGCTGAGTATAGAAAAGTTAATAAGATGAGAAGAGATTTTATTGATAAAGTATGTTTAAAGATGAATATTAATGGGAGAGTCCATGCTCAATTTCATCAATTAAGAAGAGACTCTGATGGAACGAGAACCGGGAGATTTAGTTCAAGTAATCCTAACTTACAACAAATACCAGCTAGAGATGAATATTGGGGTCCGTTGATAAGATCATTATTTTTACCTGATGAAGGAAATACATGGTTTAGATTAGATTATAATCAACAAGAACCTAGAATGTTAGTACATTATGCAAGATTAAGAGCTATTAAAGGTTCTAGAGAAGCATGTGAAGCTTATCATGAAAAAGATGCAGATTTCCATACTATGGTTGCTGATATGG